AGGTCAATGCGCTTACCCAGGTCGAAACCGCAGTGGCATTCCCGGCCGTCGGTCAGCTCGGCGAACCGTGCCGGCGGCACCTGAGCCTCCTTCAGCAGCTTCATGCAGTTCTCATCCAGATAGCGGTTGACGCTGCCGGTCTGCCACTGGCACATACGGCGGGTGAGGAACTGACGGATCTTGTGCGGGTCGTTGGAGCCGTAGGCCGCCGTGTACTCCGCCTCGATCTGCTCCAGCAGGTACTTGGAATACTCATTGGGATAGCGCAGACAGGGGTTGGCCATGCACCAGAGGGCCTTGTCGTGAGGGTTAGCCCCGTCCGGCAGCTCCCGGATCATGACGAAATAGGTCTCGTCGATGATCTCCTTATCCAGAACGCGCTTGGCATACAGCTCCTCGGTGTAGCAGGGCTTGCTCTGGGCATCGTCGCCGGCGGTGGTGATCACGTCCAGCAGGGCCTGGGGACGCTTACCAAAAGAGTTCAGACCGACGTCATAGATGACGCTGGTGGGGTGTGCGTGGTACTCATCCACGATGAAGTAGCTGGGAGCGCCGGAGTCCTTGTTCTTGGTGTCCTTGGACAGGGCACGCATGAAGCCTCCCCGCGTCCGGTGGACAACGGGGTTACTCCGGGGAATGAGCAGCCGTTTGGCAATGTTGGGACTGGCCTGGGCGATCTTCTTGGCGTCGCCAAAGACTCGCATGGCCTGGCTGCGGTCAACGGCCGCGCACTCCACTTCCGGCTCCTGCTCAAACACAGCCTTTTCCGGCTGATAGGGCGGGTACATGGCATCGCCGCACATATGGTACAGGCCCTGACCTGACTTCTCCGTGGATTTGAAGTTGCCTCGGGCCCGCTTGTTGTAGGTGCGCTTGAAGCGCCGGGCTCCGGTGTCCTTATGGACCCAGCCGTAAATGCAGCCCAGATCAAACACCTGCCAGGGCTGCAGCTCTATGGGGGAGCGCTGCTCGACGCCGCGCACCTGGATGCACTGCCCAAACCAGCGGATAATGCGGTCGGCGCGGGTGGTATCGAACACATAGGGGAAGTCCTTGGTCCCCTGGCGCTTGAGATCGTCCAGATGCCGCTGGCAGGCGGCAATCTCATAGGGGCAGCACTGATCCCGGAGCCGCCCCCGCACCACCTGCTTGGCATAGACGCTGGTGGGGTGGTGCAGGCCGGTCTGCCGGCGCACTTTTTTAGCTGTTGTCGCCAAAGAGGTCAGCCTCCTCTCCAGGGGCCTCCTCCATTGTGCAGCCCGGAGGCAACACGATGCTGCAGCGTCCGGTCACAGTCAGGCCAAGATCGCTGCCGGCAGCACGGCACTGACGAAAGAAGCGATCCTGAATCGCAGACCACTTATCCGCTTCAGCCGTGTTCCCTGCGTTCATGGCGGCGGTCAAGCGATTGGTCGCCCGCAGATAGTTCTGCTCGGCGATCAGGTACCGAGCAAGGCCGTCAGCATCTACGGCCGTCAGAATCCCAGCTCTTAGCAGAATCGGAGCCAGCTTATTAAACTTGTCTGCCAGAGACTTGGGAAGGTAGGAGGGCGGGGGTAGCTCTGATACGGGGGGAATCTTGGGTTCCCTGGCTTCCCGCTCATCCAACACATCGTTACGGTAGTGCCGACTCCCGTTTGCTCGAAGTGTCGCCACAGGTTGCTTTTTACGGGGCATCGAGCAACACCGCCTTCTGTCCGGTGTACTTCTCCCAGCGGTCGATAATGACATCCACAAACTTGGGGTCGTATTCCATCATGTAAGCCGTGCGCCCCAGCTGCTCACAGGCAATCACGGTAGTACCGCTGCCGGCAAACAGGTCAAGCACAATAGCCTCCCGGAGCGTAGAATTAGCCACCTGGTAGGCGAACAACCGGACAGGCTTCATGGTGGGGTGCTCCTCACTGCGGGTGGGTCGGTCAAACTCCAGCACGGTGGTCTGCTTCCTGTCGGAACACCACAGATGCGCCCGGCCATCTTTCCAGCCATACAGACAGGACTCATGTTCATCCCAAGTCTCTCCGCACTCCAGGGCCTCCGGCTCCGTCTGCCCGTGCAGGCAAGGTTCATGTTGCCAGTGGTAATCCTGGCGGCTCAGTGTGGCGCTCTGCTTCACCCAGATCAGACACTGCCGCACCTGCAGACCAGCGTCGTGGCAGGCATTTCGCACGGACCGGCCAGGAGCGCCATCCGCGTGCCACAGGTAGTAGGATGCGCCAGGCTCCAACGCTGCCACGCCATTCTCGATAGCACGGTGAAGGAACGCACAGTAGGCATCCTCCGCCTGGGCGTCGTTCTCGATCTTCATGTGGTCACCAGTACCGCCGGTATAGTCCACGTTGTAGGGCGGATCAGTAAGGAGCAGCTGCGCCACCTCCCCGCCCATCAGCGCCGCCACATCCTCACGGCTGGTGGCATCGCCGCACATCAGCCGGTGCTGGCCCAGCTGGTAAATTTGGCCGCGCTTGCTACGGGACATCGCCGGCAGCTCCACATCGTACTCATCCTCGAAAGCCTCCTCAGACTCATCCAGGATAATGTCCGACTCATCGAAGCCGGTCAGAGTGAAGTCGAAGCCAGCGTCCTTCAGATCCTGAAGTTCCTGGCTCACGATCTCCGCGTCCCAGGTGGACTGCTCAGCCAGCCGGTTATCTGCCAAGATGTACGCCCGACGCTGGGAATCGGTCAGATGCTCCACCAACACGCAGGGGAGCTCCTCCATTCCTTCAGCTTTAGCCGCCATCAGACGGCCGTGGCCAGCCAGAATGTTGCCCTGGGTGTCAATCAGTAGCGGAGCCACAAAGCCAAACTCCCGGATACTGGCTCTCAGCTGAAGGATCTGATCCTCGGTGTGTTCCCGCGCATTGCGGATATAGTGGATGAGCTCTGCCACAGGGCGCATCTCCATCCTCGTTGTTGTCCTCATAGTGTCACCTCTCAGTCTCCAAACAGGTCATCATCTTCGCCAGGACTACCGGCAGCCTTTGCCGCCCGCTTCCGAGCAAGCGCAACGCGGCCGGCCGGAGTCAGTCCCAGCTTGTCGGCATACTGCAGGATAGATCTCTCCTGCCCCTGCAGCTTGGTCATCAGGCTGTCCATCTTACCCAGAATTGCCACGCGGGCGTCGCCCTCCAAGTCATCCGCCTCCGACTCTGCCAGCAAAGACGCAAAGAGTTCTTGAGTGGCATCCCGCCGGGATAGCATAGAACAGTAGACTGCCAGGATCTCTGTATCTAGATCATCCAGCAGGCTGATGCCATCCATGCGCTTGAGGATCCCGCGCCAGTATTTGGCCGCGACCTTATCGCTGCGGACATAGGCCGGGGCCTTCAGATTCACGCGGGATCGGTTCGGAAGCAACTCCTGCTCCGCTTCCTCGCGGGCATCCCGCTCCGCCTTGGTGGAGTGTTTGGTCATATTCTCCGACGCCTTGGCGCGTTTCGGCATAGATGGGGCCTCCTTTCCGTTTCGGCCCTCTGCCAGACGGCGATGCACCCCACGCATCGCCGCCCGCAGAAAGGAGTGATTCTTCGGGCGGGTGATAGGCCCACGCCCGGCACAGGGCCGAACTCTGATTGGGGAAATTTTCTCACAGGGGAAGGGGTGCGGGGTATCCTGGGCGAAGGGTCAAAACTTTTTGACCGGGGGGAGGGTCTGCGAGCCCCTCCGGGGCTCCGTGCGCACATCCCCGCACACGCGCCCGCGTCCGGGAGCGCATCCGAGTGCGCGGGCGTAGCTTCCCGCCAAAAACCTCGCTCAAAATCCGCCGGTTTTCCGCCGTTCCTCCGCCCGTTCCCGTGCCGTCTTGCGGTCGTGGCAGGACTTGCACAGGCTCTGGTGGTTGCTGGGAGCGATGAACAGCGCCCAGTCTCCCCGGTGTGGGATCACGTGGTCCACCACGGTGGCGTAGGTGCGGTGGCGCGGATCGCCGGGCGGATACTTGGCGGCACAGTACCGGCAGAAGGGCTCCCTGGCTAACTGCTGCGGCCGCAAGCGGTCAGTCCAGACGGGCAGGAGGTACCAGCTGTGGTACTCCGCGCTGACGCGCCGTGTGTGTTTCGGCTTATGCCTGGAGCACCAGCCCTCACGCGTGAGCTCTGCGCAGCCTGGATGTTTGCACGGCCTCAACGGTCTGCTCGCCATGGGCTATCACCTC